ACAGGCTATGCCGGAGGAGTATAAACACAAAGACCCAATCGTTGCGTATCGTAGATATGTAATAAATGAAAAACACTATGCCAAGTGGGAACAGAACAGAGCTAAACCTACATGGTGGACTACTAAGGAGGTAGCGTAAAATGAAATTTAAAATAATATTTAGTGCAGTAATGATAGCAATGATGGTTGCTATTGTTAGCTCAGTCAACATCACAATGGACAATATACAAAAAAATAAAGCAGGACTTACAAGGTTGAATAAATCTTTCCTGTCTCTCAGCGAAGAGTTTCAAAGCGTAGGTAGACAAGCAGAGTTAATAGAATCTACTAGAGAGAGCTATAGAAATTCTTTGGTTGAGTTATCAAATAGATTAGATTCTATGGATGAAACAAACTCAGAAATCTATCGTATCTTAAATGAGTTAGATGAGAAGTTAAACAAACCACCTATGCCTATTGTTTTAGAAAAACCTGTTGAACTTGAAACAACAGAAGAAATTGGAGTTAATGGAGGACTAGGTGTCCTAACCGGAACTCAAATTGTTGGGCAGCCTGAAACAAAAGAACTTGAAGTTGTTCCTTGTCCTAAACCAAAGGCAACAAGGAGTTTTGATTCTTATCTTTCTCGAATTACAATCAACAAAAAAATATCTTTTACTGTTATTTATGATGTTGTCTCTGGTCAAAGTACAAACACAAGGTACGATGGTGCAGTTCCAAGTAAACTAAAACGAGCAGTCGATAAATATATTTCTGAATTAGAATTTCCAGGAGAGATAACTGTACAAGGATGTACTCTACCTTTTACAATAAATATTTAAGGAAAATGACATGTATATTTATATGAACACAGAAAGCGAAACAAGAATTTTAACTCGTGATGAGTACAGAATTTTTTTAGATTTTACTCTTGATAACTATGAAGATATGTATTCAGAGAAGGTTGGTTATGAAGTAAATTATAATCCAAGAAAAGATAGTTTTACAGTCACATTACCATCTAATAATGTAATAAGTTTTGTTGATTTATTCAACGAAAGGGGTTGACTTTTTAGTCAGCAAGTGTATAATAACTAATGCAATAATGCCAAACCATAGGAGAAAATAAATGGCAATACAACAAGGAATAGCCTATTGGGCTAGTGTAAGAACACCTAATACCAAGTTCGAACCCTGTTATACAGTGGACTTAGTAGTAAGTGATGAGGTGGCAAATGACTTTGAAAGTCGTGGCTTCAGGGTTAAAGACCTGATAGTCAATGATGAAGTTGTTGGTCGGTCTATTAACTTTAAAAGAAAAGTCAATGGTCCAAATGGAATGGTTCGTAAAGCACCATTACTAATGGATGCTGATAAAGTTCCAATGGATGAAAACGTTGGTAATGGTTCTAAGGTTAGAGTTCAATACAATGAGTGGGAAGCCACTAATAAGTTTGGAACTTTCAAGGGCTTGGACTTTCAAGCTATGCAAGTAGAAGAATTAATTTCTTATAAAGCCGGAGACGGAGATGAGTTTGATTCTATCGAAGGTGGCGAGGAGTTCTAAATGATTATTACTATAAATAATGATGATGGTTCTACTACCTTTGATGTTAATAATATCAGCGATGATAGTATTAAACAAGAAGCTACTGTCATAGTACAAAAGGTAGGTAACCTACAAGTTATCATTGAAGCCTTAGACTTTGCAAGTCGTACACATCGTGCTAACTTAGAAGAACTTCTAAAAGATAGAGAGGAAGCAATCGTTGAAACAGCCCCTGCTCGTAATGAGAAAGGTCAGTTTGTTGGTGACGACCCTGATACTATTGAAGATGAATCTAAAGTAGTAAAAGAATCTTAATTCTAACCATGCTAGGACACAGATTAAATTCTGTGCCTAGCTTTTTTTTGGGTCAAACATGGAAAACAATTTAAAATTTGTAAAGTATCATCAGCCTTGTCCATCATGTGACAGTAGCGATGCCCTATCACTCAACGAGGATGGGTCTGGTAAATGTTTTAGTTGTCATAAGTTCTTTCCTAGTATTGATAAACAATCTACATTCAAATCAAACCAGGTAAAAACAAGTATGAAAGAAACAATAAAAGAACTGAATGCACATGGTGGTGTGTTCGCAAAGTTAACAGATAGAAACATAGCAAAAGAGACTGCTGAAAAGTATGGTGTCAAAGTTGTATATGACTCTAATGGTACGTTAGCTCAACATATATATCCTTTATATATTAACAATGAGCTTACGTCTAACAAAATTCGATACGTCAGAGATAAGAAATTTTCTTTTGATGTATCACCTAATGGTGTTGGACTTTTCGGTCAACAGTTATTCAAAGAGGGAGGTAAGTATCTTACCATAACGGAGGGAGAGTGCGATGCTATGGCAGCCTATGAACTACTTGGTAGTAAGTGGGCTGTCGTATCCGTTGTTAGAGGTGCAGCAGCAGCAGTAAAAGATATTAAAGAAAACCTTGAGTATGTAGAAAGCTTTGATAATGTTGTGCTTTGTTTTGATAAAGACAAACCGGGACAAGAAGCTGCTAAGAAAGTAGCTACCATATTAAAACCTGGTAAAGCCAAGATAGTAACTTTACCTAATGGTTACAAAGATGCTAACGACATGTTGAACAAGGGACTCTTCAAAGAGTTTACTAGTTCTTGGTGGGATGCAAAGGTTTATACTCCTAGTGGTATCATTCGTGTATCAGAAAAACAATCTGAGTTTCTTAATCGTGAAAGAAAAGAAAGCATTCCCTATCCTTGGGAAGGTTTAAATAAAAAACTATATGGCTTGAGACAAGGAGAGCTCGTAACTTTAACGGGTGGAACGGGTCTTGGTAAGTCTAGTATTACTAGAGAGCTTGAACATTGGTTAGTTAAAAACACTGATGATAATGTAGGTATCATAGCATTAGAAGAAGATTGGAAACGCACAGTTGATGGTATTCTTTCTATTGAAGCTAACGCTAGATTATACGTAGACCAAGAGAGAGATAAGTTTGATAAAGAAACTATCATGGATATGTTTGATAAGATATTTTCTAATGACAAAGTATTTATTCATGCTCACTTTGGAACGAATGAGATAGATGATATCTTTGCCAAGCTTAGATATCTCATTGTTGGATGTGATTGCAAGTGGGTAGTTGTTGACCATCTACACATGCTAGTCAGTGCATTAGCAGAAGGAGATGAAAGAAGAGCCATTGATAATATTATGACTAGACTGATAAGTTTAGTTGAAGAAACCGGGGCCGGATTAATATTAGTATCTCACTTGAGAAGAGTTGATGGAAACAAAGGTCACGAAAACGGAGTTGAAGTAAGTCTCTCTCATCTTCGTGGGTCTAACAGTATAGGACAGTTGTCTGATTGTGTTATTGCACTTGAAAGAAACCAACAATCCGATGATGATTTAGAAGCGAGGACAACAAAACTTCGTATACTTAAGTCAAGATATACAGGTGATGTAGGAATGGCTACATCTTTAGTGTATGATAAAGACTCTGGTCGTTTAACTGAATACTCTGATGCAGAGTTAATGAGCAATGAGGAAGAAACCTTAATGCCTTTTTAGGAATATTTATGGAATTAGTTTTTGATATAGAAACAAATGGATTGCTTTTTGATTTCAAAGAAAAAGTTTGGGATGAGGAAGTTAAAAAGAACATTGAAATTATAAGACCGGCAGCTACAACTATCTTTTGTATTGTTGCTATAGACGAGAATGACAATGTATATTCATTTGAACCCCATCAAATTGATGAGGGTATTAAATTTTTAGCTGAAGCTGATAAAATAATTGGTCATAATATTATTGGTTTTGATATACCAGCTATTAAAAAACTTAAAGGGGTGGACCTGTATGAACATACAGAAGCTCTTGATACCTTGACCCTATCAAGACTTTTCCACCCCACCAGAGAGGGAGGTCATGGTATTGAAGCATGGGGTTATCGTTTAGGTGGTGTACAAAAAGTAGAGCATACAGATTGGACTCAGTATAGTCCGGAGATGTTAAAGAGATGTCAAGTAGATACTGTTATAAATAAAAAAGTTCTTGCAGCACTAAGAAAAGAAAGTCTTGGATTTTCTAAACAATGCATTGAGCTTGAACATTCTGTTGCTAAAGTAATTGCTGACCAACATGTTAATGGTTTTTACTTTGATGAAAAGTCAGCAACCTTTTTACTTAGTTCTTTAAATAAAAGAAGAAAAGAAGTTGAAGAAGAAGTACATAGAACATTTAAACCTAAGTGGGTCGATGTTAAAGAAGTACAACCTAAACTTAAAAAAGATGGTGAGCTTTCTAAATCTGGTCTATCTAATATAGAATACGAAGAACGAGTTAAAACAAAAGACCTTACTCCTTTTATGAGAAAAGAATTAAAAGAGTTTAACTTAGGTTCCCGTCAACAGATTGGAGATTATCTAAAAGACTTTGGGTGGAAACCAAAACGTTTTACTCCAACGGGTCAACCTATTGTAGATGAGGGTACATTAAAACTAATAACTCATATCCCAGAAGCTAATTTAATAGCTGAGTATTTATTACTACAGAAAAGAGCAGCTCAAGTTGAGTCTTGGATAGATGCTGTTGAACTGACGGGTAAAACAGATAGTAGAGTACATGCTAGTGTTATAACATTAGGTACAATTACTGGTCGCATGGCACATAGAAGTCCCAACATGGCTCAAGTACCTGCTGTTTACAGTCCTTATGGTAAAGAGTGTAGGTCTTGTTGGACTGTACCAAGTGGATATAAACTTGTAGGTGTAGATGCAAGTCAATTAGAATTAAGAATGTTAGCACACTACATGGCTGACGAGGATTATATAAATGAAATTATTAATGGAGACATTCACACGACTAACCAAAACCTTGCAGGACTTGAATCAAGAGACCAGGCAAAAACTTTCATCTATGCCCTCATTTACGGGGCCGGAGATGAAAAGATTGGAAGCGTTGTTGAAGGAAACAGAGACGAAGGTAAGAGATTGCGAGAACGCTTTCTTAGTGGTAACCCTGCATTTAAATCTCTTAAAGGAAGGATTGAAAGAGCAGCAGGGAAAGGATTCCTCAAAGGGGTAGACGGTAGAAAAATATTCTTACGACACAAACATGCAGCATTAAATACTTTACTTCAGGGTGGTGGTTCTATCCTTATGAAACAAGGATTAGTCTTACTTGAAAAACTTTTAAAACTAAACACGATTGATTATAAGTTTGTTGCTAACATTCATGATGAGTGGCAGATAGAAGTTAAAGAATCTCAAGCAGAATTTACAGGTCAACTTGCTGTTGATAGTCTTATCAAAGCAGGTGAACATTTAAAGCTTCGTTGTCCTATGGATGGTGAATACAAGATAGGAGAAAATTGGAGTGAAACACACTAATAATTTTAAATGGAAATACACGGGTAGAGATTCTAATTACAAACCAAAATTTACAAGACAGCTAGAAGAACCTTTAGATTATGTTTTATCATTTTTAGACAGTAATAATATTAAATATATTATTGGAAAAAGTAAAAGTTTAGCTATTTATAGTCGGTTACATAAATTTAGATATTACTACACTACAGGTAAGTGGTCACTAAATTCTGGTAATAAAAACATTAAAGTAAATAATAAAAAATATTATTTATCTAAAGGTATTGAAGATTTTTATGAAAGATTTTTTATTAAAAATTTAGAAAAAGAAAATAATATATCTTATATTAAAAAAATTGGTCTTAAAAATTATGGTTACCCTCGATATGAATATGATTATATTCGTACAGTAATTGGTGACGATAAATCTAAAGCTAGAAATTTTTACTTACTTTACTATCATTACAAGGATGAAAAGTTTTGTCCGTTTATAAATAGAGAAGGTATAAAATGGATTCAAGATACAGATGAATATATTAACTTTGAAAAAAATAAAGATACTATACAAGCTTATGTTGATGTATTATTAAATAAAGGAAATTCAAATGAAACCCACTAAAGAAAACAGAAAAAAGTTTGATATAGACTTAGAGTATGGTACAATCAGAGAAGATAAAGTAGCAGAAATGCTTACCAATAAAAAGGTAGAAGTTAAATCTGAACGTGGTATGTGGATGAAGACGGGCAACATAGCAATTGAATATCAAAGCTATGGCAAACCCTCTGGCATCAAAGCAACTGAATCAGATTATTGGTTTCACAATCTTTGTATTGGAGACAATGAATATTGTACACTTGTTTTTAAGACTGATGTTCTTAGAACTATTGTTGATAAACTTGATACATTTAGAACTGTATCTGGTGGAGACCATAACGCAAGTCAAATGTACTTAGTTAATTTACAAAAGCTTTTCTCATCTGATGTGATTAAAGCATTTAAGGAGTTTGAAGATGGCAAAAAAGAAAACAGTTGATACAGTTGTAGAAGATATTTACTCTACTATTTCAGCCTTAACCAAAGGCCAGGATATAAAACTAACCGATAAAGACTTAAAAGTATTTGGTGAAGACATGGCTGATGCCTTAAAACAATGGGCAACACCAAGAGGTGCAGATAAAATTAATATTAATACTCTTCGTATGTCTAACATCGGTAAACCTCAACGACAGTTGTGGTATGATATGAACTTAAAGAAAGAAGGAATCACTGAGTTTGAACCTAGTACTTTGATTAAGTTTTTATACGGACACTTGTTAGAAGTATTGGTTTTATTTTTCGTTAAACTATCTGGACATAAGCTAGACTCACAACAAAAAGAAGTATCAGTTAGTGGTATCAAAGGTCACATGGATTGTAAGATAGATGGTGAAGTAGTAGATGTAAAGACTGCTTCTGGTTTTGCTTTTAAGAAATTTAAAGATGGTACTCTTGTAGAGTCAGATACCTTTGGATACTTAGCCCAACTTGCTGGGTATGAAGAAGCTGAACAAACATCTAAAGGTGGGTTCTTGGTTTTAAATAAAGAATCCGGAGAGCTAACTTTATTTAAACCAGAAGAGTTAGATAAACCTAACATCAAAGATAAAATTAAAACAGTCAAGAAAATTATTAAAAGAAAAACACCACCTATCTTTTGTTATGACCCTGTTCCCGAAGGTAAGAGTGGTAATATGAAACTTGCAAGAGAATGTAATTGGTGTCCTTACAAACATGAGTGTCATAAAGAATCAAATGATGGTCAAGGCTTACGAGTTTTTGAATATGCTAAAGGGCCAGTTTACTTTACTGATGTACAAAAAGTTCCAAATGTTCAGGAGATACTATGAATGGTAGAAAAGCAAAAGCAATTAGAAAAAAATCTTTAGTCTTATTAGTTGATTGGGTTAAGACTTTAATCCCAGAAGAAGAAGCAAACAAACTTACATTACAACAAGCTTATGATTTAGTTCCAAAAGAAACACATGTTTTTGCCAATGGTAAATTTATGTTATCATCATTTTCTTTGAAATGGATTATTCAAAAAATTAAAAAATTAATTAAAACTAAAAACTTAAACGACATAACTGTCAAGGACTTAACAAATGAAATCTGATTTAGAAAAAGCAATCATAGCTATGGGTGAAGTATTAAAAGAAGAAGGTGAATCACTAGATGGTTTTGATAACCAAACACTACAAAACTTATCAACCTTGTTAGCTGCACATGTTGAAGACAAACTAGATAGGGTAGTTCACTAATGCCTAAGAGAGTACCAAGAAAACCCAGACCTAAAAAGGTTAATGTTCCTAAAGGCTATGATAGTACATGGGAATATAATATACACCAAACAATTTTAAAAGATTGGGCACATCACTTTGAAGCTATCAAATATATTATTGACAAAAAATATGAAGTAGATTTTGTTAAAACATTTCAAGATAAAACTATTTTACTAGAAGCTAAAGGCCGGTTCTGGGACCACGCTGAGTATAGTAAATATGTTTGGATTAGAAAAGCTTTACCAGAACATATGGAGTTAGTCTTCTTATTTCAAAAGCCTTTCTCTCCTATGCCAGGAGCCAAGGTAAGAAAGGATGGAACAAAACGAACCCATGCTGAGTGGGCTGAAACAAATAATTTTAGATGGTACAGTGAAGATACACTACCGGATGATTGGAGAAGTGATGAGCTATAAATTTAACGAAGGATATATACTACAAGAACTTAAAGCATACATTGATGGTACATATAATGAACACTATGCTTCTGATAAATACCAAGCAACAGATATAATTGTTGACTCTGGACATGGGGAAGGTTTTTGTATTGGAAATATTATGAAGTACGCTAAACGCTACGGAAATAAAGAAGGAAAGAACAGAAAAGATATATTAAAAATATTACACTATGGTATAATTATGTTAAACATACACGAC